CAGCGGAGCCGCCGTCGAGCCCACCAGGGACATGGTCTGGGACAGTTCCCGCAGCGCCCCCTGGAACTCCTTGGTCGCCGTCACCTTGGCGAACGCACCAGTGATGTCTTCCAGCACCCCGAACAGGCCCTGGCCGTCCGCTTGCAGCCCGCTGAAGATGTTGCCGATCCCGGCGAACACGTTGGAGAACACCCGGCCGAGCTGCGCCACCGAGGACACGGCGTTGTTGATCGCGTCTTCCAGCGCACCCGACTCGAACGCCCGGCCCAGGTCCTCCGACACCCGGTCCGCCACCCCGGCCACCGCGTCGGTGATCCGGTTGAACGCCGGGGCGGCTGCGGCGGCCAGGCGGCCGAACGCCGTCACGGCCTGGCCGGGGATGTCCACCAGGTCCCGCAGCCCGTCCGTCGCCCCCTTGAGCGCCGTGCCCAGAGTGCCCGACGTGGACAGCCGGGCCGCTGCCTGAACCACCCCGACGCCCATCCGGTTCAGGGACGTGGCCGAGTCGTTCAGCGCCGTCCGCAGCCGGGGAAGTACCGTGTCGGACAGCACCTCGATCGCCCCGGCCGAATCCCGGAACAACCGCTGCTGGACACCCAGGCGCAGATCCTCGAACGCGGGCCGCATCCGGCGCAGCTCCTGGACCGCCTTGCGCGCCGACGGGGCGAGCCGGTCCAGGGCCTCTTGCAGCTCCTCCGGCTTGGTGTCCGGGTCGAACGCCGCCTCCACGGCTTCCTGGAAGCCGACCATGCCCAGCCGGGCCGCCCCCGTGGCCAGTTGCAGCGCCAGGATGCCCGTGGTGGCGACGGCTGCGGCCGGGGCGAGCTGTTCCGCCGCTGTGACGACCCCGGTCAGCACAGGCAGCGCCGCCCCGGCCGCAGCCGTGACGAGACCGAGGCCGCCGGCCAGGCGCCCGGCCGAGCCGGCGGCGGACAGCATGCCCGTACCGAGACGACGCAGAGGGCCGTCCGCGTCGCCGAGACGGCGCACGAACCGGGTGATCGCGTCGTCGTCGATGTCCGTGTCGACCCGGAACCGGACATCGACCGCCCCGGCCCTGGCCGCCACGTCGTCGAGCCCTTCCCGCACCTGCCGCAGGGCGGTACGGGTGTTGAACACGGACTGGATGGTGACCGGCTCCGCGAACCCCGGCCGGGACGCCGCGTCAGCGATGTCGTCCAGGTTGAGCCGCAGGGCGTTGAGCGTGTCCCTCTCATCAATCAACGCCGTGATGTCCAGGTCCGAGGCGCCCGCCTCCGCCAGCGCGATGGCCCGGTTCAGGTCCCGGATCATGTTGTTGACGGTGGCGGACGTGTCCAGGGTGGCCGCGATGTCGACATCGTCCATGCCCCGTTGGGCGGCGGCGACTACTCGGTCCAGGTCCCGTTCCAGTTCGGGAAGGGTCCGGGACGCGTTGACGACCAGATCTACCTCAGCCTGTGACGCCATGTGCTACCCCTGTCCCGGCATGGCGCGCGCCTGCGCAACCATCTGCTCGAAGTCCTGGTACGCCCAGTCGTCCCCGTCATCGACGCCGTCCGGCGGGTCGGCAAGCTGTGCTTCAAACTTGAACCGGCCCGAGTCGTCCAGGTGCTCGGTGAGCAGGGAGAAAATCCCGGAGCACCACTGAGCCACGGTCAGGGAGTACGGGTCCATGCCCTTGACCACGGTGCGCCCGAGGACGGTGGGCCGGGTGGCGACCATCAGCAGCCGGTACGTCTCCCACCACCGGTACGGGGAGCACTCCTCGGTGAGGCGGTGGGAGGCGCTGTGCAGATCGGACGCGTCGACCGTGCCGAACGCGAGCCCGTCCAGGAGTTGATCCCGGTCGCGCCATTCCAGCAGGTACAGCAGGCAGTCGTAGGGGCCGCTCGCCGTCTCCATGGCCACGGTCCAATCGGCGGCGTTCCGGAACGGCACGGTGAACCGGCGGCCTCCAACCGACACGGGCATGGGTCCCTTGTGGAAGGGCGAGAGGCCCCGCTTCACTTCGCCGCCGCCCTGGCGCGCAGCTTCGCCAGGGCGGCCTCTGCCATGGCGATCTCTTCCGCGTCCTCGGACAGGTCGGGCATGGCCGGGGCGTCGGGGGTCTCCGAGTCGTCAGGCCCGGCGAGGATCGCCACCAGGTCCTGGAGTCCGACATCGCCCATGGCGATTTGGTCCTGCATCCAGGTCCAGTCGTCGGAGCTCATGCGCGACTCGATGATCATCATGACGTGCCGGACGTTCCCGGCCGCCGTCTTGTCGTCGGCCCCCCGAAGCGAGATGAGAATGCCCAGTTGCCCGTCGGTGAGGCGCTTGAGTTCCATGCTCCGGCCCCGGAACTCCGCCTGAAAAGTCTTGGTGTCCATGCGTCCAGTATCCACGGTCACTCCTGCCGGAACGAGTAACCCCGGGAGGCCGAGACCTCTCGCAGCGCCTTGTCCAGGAATGGCCGGGGCCGGGTGCCCGGATGGTGCACCACCTTGGCGAACACGACCCGGCCGCCGATCCGGAACCGGAGCGCCTGGGCACGCTTGGGTCGGATGATGTGCGGCCGGGTCCCGTCGTGCACCATCTGCGCGTACGACACGTCGGACCCGATGGTGTACCGGGACCGCAGCAGCGCCGTCCTGCGCGACTCAATGCGGATTGACGCGCGCAACCTTCCGGTGTCGACGGGGGCCAGGATCTTCGCCCGGTTCATCACCTGCCGGGCCGCCGTCTCCAGTTCGTTCCGGGACGCTCCCCGGATTGTCCGGGACAACTCCGCCCGGTCCAGCCTGATCCTTGCCACCGCACACCTCCACCAGGCCGGCGCGTTCCCAGCCGCGCAGCATCTCTCCGTCCAGGACGTATCCGACGTCCCCCGCGTACATGCCGTTGAAGGACACCCGGACGGTGACCCGCACCAGTTCACTGGACATTGGCGCACCCACAGTCGTAGTCGATGGTCATCTGCATGGTCCCAGTGAGACAGTTCCCGTCCGGCCCCAGGGGCTCGTACACCCCCGGCACCACCCGGGGCTCGAACGGCAGGGACTGGAACGCTTCCATGGCGCAGCACACCGCCGCTTCCATGGCCTGCTGGTCGGAGTCCATCTTCAGGGATGCCTCGGTCCACTGCTCACACGTCGGTCCGGCCCCGGTCGTTCCGAAGGGAATGCAGCGCGCGGTCCCCAGTTCCAGCGTGAGGCGCCGGGCCGGAGTCACACAGTTTCCCTGGGACGGGTCCGTCGGGTCAGCCAGGGGCTCGATACCGGCAACGCGCACCCATGCCAGGCCGGTGCAGCACTCGTCCTCGGCCGTGCCGACGGACGGGTTGACCTGCTGGCCGAACCGAAGACAGATCTTGTCCTCCGGCATCGGGTACGGGCCGTCCTGGATCCGGGCGCGCAGACACGCCAGAACGATCTGTGCGTACTCGCCGGGGGTCACAGGGCCACCGTCCGAACCGGCGGGAGATCGGGGGTGTGCACCCGGGGCCGCTGGTGGAGCCGGGCCGGGTTCACCGACATCACCCACAGGTCCACGTCATGGATGCCGGTGCGCCCCGCGTCCAGCACGAGTTGGGGATCGGCCACCTGAACCTCCACGCCGTTGCGGGACAGGGACACGAGTTCCTGCGGAAGCGCACAGTCGCCCCCGCCGGCGCACGCTTTGGCGAACTCGCACGCGAGCTTGCCGGCCGCGATGGCTCCGGCCACAGGAAGGGGCTCCCCGGGCCGGAGTGTGACGGACCACGTGTTCTCCACGGTGTCCGGCACGTCCAGGTCCTGGCACTCGGGAAAGCACTCGTCTCCTCCACTGAGGAGCACGAGGGTGTTTCCGTTGTCGATGCGGTAGGCGGACGGGTCGAGCACGACGCCGTGCAGCTTCACTTCCAGCACCTCGGCCACCGGCCACGGCATGCGGGCCTCACAGGTGGCCTTGCACCGGCAGGCTCCTGCACAGCCGCAGTTGCGCCACACCCCGTTGTCGACGAACGGGATCATCCACGGGTTGCCCGCTCCGGCGGTGGCGACGGAGTCCACAGGGAAGGTGAGGTAGCCGCCGTACCGGCCGCAGCGCTGTCCGCAGGGCCTCAGCTTGACGGGGCACTGCGCGAACCGGCGCCCCGTAAGGGAGTCCAGCAGTTCCGTGGCCCACGCTGCGGCCACGTCCTGGACATCCTGGGTGTACGTGTCCCAGTCGGGGCAGCACGATGTGTTCAGGGTCCATGCGCACACGGCGCCGGGGGTGTCTGCGGTGGAACCGTCGATGACGGGCATGGTCACCTCCTCACGGGTAGTCGAGCTTGCTGGCTCGCCGGATGATGCACTGCGCCGGGTTGTTCAGGGCGGTGGCGTTGCCCTGAACGATGACATGGGCGATCAGCACGGCGTTGCCCACGGTGGTCGGGTTCGGGACGAACGCCCCGGAGCCGATGGAGTCGATGGCCGTGCTGAAGTCGGCGAAGAGCTGTTGCCCGTACTGCACGGCGATCTGGTCCCCGACGGCATTGGCCGGAAACAGCCAGACGCGCTGAATGGTCGCGTCGTTGCCCGTGACGGCGGTGAGCACGCCGTTGTTGTCCCAGAGCCCGGGATTGATCGTGGTGAAGGGGGACGTCAGGGGGAACTGCGCGACCCGGGTGATCCTCCGCAGCGTCACGAGAGCCTGCGCCGGGACGGAGGACACGTGGGGGTCCAGGGTGAGAGTCGGGCCCGCGAACCGGTTGAACGCCCTCACGAACACGTCCCCGGCGCTCTTGGTGAGGGACAGGTTCGCGCCGTTCGGCGTGACCACGTTGCCGAAGATGTTGAACGGCCCCAGCGCATCCATGAGGTCGGCCATCTGGTTGATGGCCCCGGGGTAGATGACGGGCAGGGACTGGTCCAGCGTGATGGCGCCGGCCGTCGAGTCGTACACCGTCGCGCCGAGCACGATCATCTGTCGGCGCTGGGAGTTCGAGGGGCGCGCCGCCTGCTGGACGATGGCGCCCGTGGACGTCATGAGCCACCACGTGACGACCCGGGTGAGGGCGGGTCCGTCCAGGGGGACCGTCTGTGCGGGCGTGCTGACCCGGGTGAAGCCGGGCACCTCCGGATCGGTGTTGAAATCGAGCACGTAGCCGACGGTGGGGCCGATGTCGAGGGACGTCGGGGTGATGGCGTTGACGTTGAGTTCCCCGCCGGACAGGAGTCCTGTGGACAGGGAGGACGACGTCGCCTCGAACACGTCCAGGTCCGGGGACCCGACAGACACCCGGAAGGTCTGATTCCGGATGAAAATCCAGTACTCCCCCTCCTCCGCCCAGAAGAAAAGCTGTCCCGATCCGTTGGTCGACAGCGGGTTGGGGAGCGGGATCGTGCCGGCCGGGTCGGCCCACAGGACGGCCAGGGAGTTGGAGTCCCGGGGAAAGATCCTGGCCGGGGTGTTGGCCGCCAGGGACCCGTCCGGGAACCAGTACGTCTCAGAGAATGATGCGAGCGGCACGGCGCCTCCCAGGTATGGGCCCGCCGCCCCCGAGCACGGAGGGGCGGCGGGCGGTCCGGATCACGGGCCGGGCGGCACCGGAAGTTCGACGGCGCCGCAGCCCGCCGCCGGGATCGGCACGGACACCGTCTCAAAGTGCACGTGCTGGGATTCGCCGATCGGGGTGAGCAGCGGTTCCGGGGTCTGCGTGACGGCATCGGCGCGCACGTTGTACGGGCCGACACCCCACCCGGACCCGGCCGACGTGCGCCCGGTCAGGGTGATGGTGAGGGCACCGTTCTCCACGACGTACTCGCCCCACTGTGCCTGCACGACGAACGGGTACAGCCAGTACCCGAACTGCTCGCTGCCCCCGACGCCGCACGCCTGGCCGGGCTTGCCGGACCAGATCTCCAGGGCGAAGTTCGCCGAACCGGACACCGACGAGTCGATGCGGAACCCGACCGTGTTCGGGGTCGGAGTGGCGTCGTCGACCACAAGCGGGTCACCTGTGATGATGTTGATCGCGTCCGGGTCGATCAGGCAGAAGTTCATGGCCAGGGTCAGCCACCGCAGCGCCGGGTCGGACTGGTCGTCGATGCAGTTGTCCCCGTTCGCGTCGGTCTGGGTGATGTCCTCGATGTCCGCGTAGACCGGGGTGGCCGTGACGGACACGAACCCCTTGGTGACCAGGGACCCCGTGGGCCCGGGGACCGGGTTGCCGCACCCGTCGAGCCGGGTAAGGCGCATGGCCCGGCCACGCGCGAGGGAAGAGCAGATGGTGGCCATCGGCTATGCCGCCTTTCTGGGACGTCGCTTCGGGCGGTCCGGCGCGCCGTAGCGCTCCGCCACGTGGGCGGGAACGAGGAATTCGTTTCCCGCGTTGGC